GTATCCCGGCGTTTCCCAATAGGGCTAGGGCAGCCGCCGACTCCTCGAATGCCACACCCGCTGATGATGCCACCGGACCGACGAATTTCATCGCCTGACCCAACTGCACTAGGTCGGTATTCGCCGATGTGAAAGCCTTGGCCATCACATCGTTCACTCTGGATATCTCCTCGACCTTAAACCCATATCCGCTTAAGACGTTGGATGTGATGTCCGCAGCCTGAGCCAGGTCCATCTGCGCAGCCGCTGCCAGTTGCAACACTCCAGGTAATGCTTTAGTCGCATCTCTGACACTGAATCCCGCCATGGCAAGGAATGACAGGGCCTCGGCGGATTGAGTGGCTGTAAACACTGTTGTTCGGCCCATCTCCCTGGCCACCACGGACATCTGCTTCATTTCCTTTCCGGTCGCTCCTGCTACAGCACCAGCCTGTGCCAGGGCCTTCTCGAACTTAGCAAAGGAGCGAACAGTTAGGCCAATAGCAACACCTCCAACCGCTGCCATGCCGGTAAGCGCCATGCCCATCGCTTTCGCTCGCCGAGCGGTACTCTCAAACCTCTTCGAGAATCGATCCATAACAGCTCTGGATCGATCAACCGCCTCAATGATTAATTCAAGAGATAGATTCGGCATCTTCTGGTGGAGGCCTGGATATCTCAGCCTGAGCAGTCAGGAGAATGCTCATATACTCAAGAATATAGTCTGGAGTATCCAGGTATTCATCGTAGGTCCATCCGGTTCGAAGCAAGAAGGCAGCCTCCGATATCTCCGGAGGTAGAGGACTGTTTTCCTGTAGAGACGCTACGACGTCTCTGAGGATTTTTTTTCCTCTTCCTCCGTCCGTTCCCGATATAGGTCGCTGAGTCGGTCTAAGACTACCTGAGTGTAGTGATCTGGCATGGAGTCAATGTTCTCCGTGCTGATCTCAGAGCCAAAACTCCATCCCGCTGTCCCATGGAGAAGGATGGCGTCATCAGTGGAATCCAGGTCGACATCCGAGATATTTGCCATGGCAAACTTCCGAACCTCATCAGGGTCCGAGAAGTCAATATCAGCGGCTCCATTAAGCCTGATGGAGCTGACAGCGGCCCTTCTGAATGCTTTCCGCATTCGACGAGTGGGATAGAGATAGATGTCCCACCAGTCATCATCACTGAAGTAGATCCGATCCGTTGGTATAGCCAGCTGATATGGTTTTGGCTTACTCATTCTATGCAGTCCCCACGGTGACGGTTCCGTCTACCACGAACCTGGCCTCATAGCTCACTCTCTCTCGAACAGCCGCCTGTGGCCTGTAGCTTATGCAGAGGGATTCCCCGTTATATTTCCGCCTGCCCGATGCGGTGCCGACGGGGAAGAACTCCCATGATCCCAGTGTCCCCACAAGAGGTGCCAGGACCGAGTCCGGTCCCGTGGTTCCGGTGTCGTCGAAGTGACCGGCCAGGGTATACTCCCCGGTCTGCTCGATCCCCGCGATAAACCGATCCCCGGTGTCGTTAAAGCTGGTGACATCAATCTGCGCGACCTCCTTGCCAGGAGGGTTGTTGATGTTGTCGATGTATTGAGTCAGGTTTCTCAGTGTTCCTGCGGAGTCATCCTGCTTGAACTCCGTATTGCCTGCAACTATGAACTTGGCCATGTGCTACGCCTCCTCTGCTCCTCGATAATCCCCCTGGACAGGAGGAACTCGATGTTGATAGTCTGTCCCTCCGGGCAGGTTACATCATCTGGATATGTGAACGTGTCTCCTGCGGTATAGTGCCGGTGACATTCCTCGATCGGAATCCCATCCCGATCCACGGGCTCAAAGGCTATGTCACCCAGGACCCTATACTTGACCATATCACCCTCGGTTAAATATTATGGAGTAGGAGGCTGTCCCAGCGGTTGTGCTGGAGTAGGCCGCTCGAGTGCGCCTGTTCAGAGTCCCCGAGGCGACCACCTTGTCTGCTCCGGCTGTGGTATACAGCTGAGTGGTGAACACCGCCCAGGTGGTTCCATCGACGCTATCCTCCACTCTAAGCGTGCCGGAGCCTGTTCCCAGTGATCCCGTCATGAGAAACATGTGGGTATACATGGTCCCACCGGCTGTGGTCAGCGCCAGGTTATCGAGAGTACCGAAGTTCGTACTGGCTGTTCCAGTGGTTCTAGGAGCCATGACCCTACAGACGTCGAAGGCCTGATCAGGCCTGGTGTTCATCTCCGCCCGGACGAGGTCGGTGTGGCCAATGGGATTACGGCCTCCATACATTTGAGCCGTGGCTCCATAGGCCACGGATCCAACGCCGCTGCCGATTACAACCGACAGCGCCTTATTCCCGCTCCCTAGCAGGCTCCCCATCACCTCATCTATCGATGCCGAGTCATCAAAGAGCCCCGTCCACTCGAATTGATCAGATCTTAGTCCAGCCACCACTCGATCCCCGGCGTCCTCGAAGGTGGTGGGATCCAGGGTCTGAACCTCCAGGGCTATCGCCCATCGAGTGGTGGCGGTCCCCAGATCATACTTATCGAAGTAGATCTTGACGTCTCTAGACCAGAAGCTAGCCACGTCCCCACCTCCGCTCGATATCCTTTATCATTATCCTCAGAGCTGACTGCATCAGGGCGAGGGATCGCTCGAGTGCTGTCTGGAATATCCGACGAGCCGGGAGTCCTCGCCTCATTATGGCCCTGGCTATCACAAACGCTGCTCCCTGCATTCCATGCCGCTTCGCCCAGGGAATCAGGTCCCGATAGTTAATCCTGGCCCCCGGCTCCAGGCCGAACTCGATCACAGGAGCGTACTTGACATTACTTCCCACGATCGCCCTGGTTCCTCTTACCTCAGACGTTATAGATGCTCTGTATCTACCAGTATCAACAGGAGCGATCGACTTCGCCTTGGCCTCTACTCCATGCCCCACTCTGTTAAGGAAATCCCTCAGCGGCCCTCCGACGAACTCGGGATCCCTCAGTATACGCTGGATATCATCCAGCCCCTTGAGCCTTATCTTTATCTGCTGCTGTGTCATCAGGCTGTCTTGATGAAGTCCACTATTAGGTCGAATCCGTAGAAGAAGCCGTTATTGATCTCCCGCCTGCCCGCGTTCTCCATTCGAAGGACCTGGGAGCTGTCGACCTTCCCATCAAGGGATGGGTCGACACCAATCGCCCGCTTTATACTGGATCCGGTATCTGTGGGATCGATCATGTCGTAGAGCCTGAGCCATCCAGATCTATCATCCGCCGATGCCACCAGGACCACCAGGCGGAACTCAGCCCTGAAGGTGTCTCCGGCCATTGCCTGTTGATAGTCAACATCACCCGGCAGGATAACCACACACGGAGGAACCGGTTTATCCTCGGGATAGTCATACACTATGAAATTCGATATGTTAGCCTCGATCACGGTCTTAAGTCCAGCGGCTGCATCCGAGTAGTTGCTCATAATCCAGGCCGCTTGTATCCATTCATGAGAGCTCTTACATCTTCATCCAGTCCAGTATGCATCACTCTCATCCCTCCTCCAAATCCCGGCACTCCCAGGGGATCTGGAGATGGAGCGTCTTTTCGATGGAATATGTGATTTACCTGTAGGAACGTCGCCCGCACGATCGGCCCAGGATACTGAATGATGCTCACATCCTTCGCCAGATGAGCCGTTCCCGTGGATCCATTGACGGCGCGTACTACCGTGGCCGAGGTTCCAGTGGTACTCTTTACGTAGACAAGCTCATCATCTATCAGAGCCGTGTGTCCGGGCTCGACAGTCCCTGTGGCGCTGCCGGTCAGCACCATTGACGTTGTTGTCGAATCGACTAATGTACAGTCAAGCCCGCTGTCTAGGAATATCTTCTGAAATCCCCAGGTGCCTACGATCTGATAGTTGTCCTGGTTCTTGACAAACTCATCCTCATTACCATTTGATTTTAGGCTCACTTGTATTCGATTATAGGGACGTGCCTCTCCAGATGTGGATGTGGGGTCAGAGCCAGTAGGATAGAGGATATAATCGTCGGTGGCCCAGGTCGTATCATAGGTGCCATCCATGGTACTGTCTTCCCTGATGGAGTCAACCGAGATGATATCAGGGATCAGGAGCTCATTCTTCCCGTTGCCATCAAAAGTCCGAGTGCGGACCACATAATAGAAGAATCGGTTCGCCCACCTATCAATCTGTCGGGATATATCCTCTCCCAGACCTAATAGGTCATCATCTAGCAGAGTACCGGTCGTGACATTAAGTCCCCCGGCTCCCTTGAGCATCTGTAGATCTACGTAGGTATTCACTTTAACCGATCAGCTTCCTGGATACACTCCTCACACAGTAGAACATTAGTCGCCGGAGCGATCTGATACATCCTGGCTCCGGGATTAGAGCAGGCGAAGACCTCGCACTTCCTTATCCCCTTTGTGATATTCATCCAGTGCTCTTCTTAGGGACACCTATCTCTATGTCGAGTGGACCAAGAAAGATGTGTAGATGCGTATCCCTGCCCTGGATGTCCACAACTATCCCTATCGCCCATACTTTGAGATTAAATATGATCATCAGTCTTCTACGAGGCCTCACTATCCCCTGGATCGGGGATAGTCGGCGCTGAGTCTCCCTGACCCAGCAGCACATTCCTCAGGGCCTGCTTCCTCTTGGTCTCTCTTCGGTCCATGGAAGCATAGTAGTCATCTGAGTCATCGAACAGGAAGTGCATCTCCTGCTCTCGAAAGAACTCGTAAAAGCGTGAGGGATGAGACGAGAACTCCATCCAGGTCTGTACATCCACACCGAAGCCACCGAAGCTGGTCACAGTGACACGACTAGTGAGGCCTATCAGATCTCCCGTGGAGGCCCGGAACAACCCACCGCCACTGTTTCCAAAGATTGATGGAGCCGAGGACATCATGTACACTTTTTGATCATCCGGCATCACCTCCCTGAGGTAGGTCAACTCCCCTTTTCCTGGGAATGGATCATGGAGAAGGGAACATCCACAGACGTAGGTCTCCTCGAAGACCGCCAGGCCATTGATATCAGACTCGGGGATGATGCTGGCCACATATGGCATGGGTCGGAAGTTATGCAGCCTCACCACGGCTATATCATGACGTTTGTCGTAGGCAATGATATCCGCCTGAGTAGAGTTGGAGGAGATCACCCTGGACCTCTCATAGTCGAAGATCTCCATGGAACATTCTGCCATGAACTCCTTCCTCCGCTGCATCTGAGCAACCGGATCCCACTCCTCCTTAACAGTAATACACTTATCCACAACATGTTCACAGGTGAGGGCCAGGTTAATGAAGTGGTCCGGCTGCCTGGGATCTGGTTTAGAGTAGACCAGAACTCCGGATCCACCGGCCTCCTTAGCTCTAACTCGAGTCACCGGATATAGGATTTTCTCGTGAAGCATATCACCCTACCAGGTTAATCGTCACTCTATGATCAAACACCGGGCTGGTAGTGCCGCCGCTGTAGTCTGTACGAACTCTGAGATCGTCTGCCCACCCAATCGCACGGACGGTCCCTGCTCCGACGTCAGCGGATCCATCTAGCTCGACCGCAGACTGCCGCTTTGACATATGAGCAACTCTGGTCCCTACCCCTGTTATCTGTGTGAAGTGGGCGATGTTGGTATACCCGGTTCCGTCCAGTCTGGAGTCGAGGAAGACATCCAGTGTGGGGGAGGTCCCGGCTGCCGCGCTCACATCCAGTATCACATCAGCGTCCGCGTATCCCGCCAGCCCAGTAGTATTGGTGCCTGTGGCGCTCGAGCTGGCCGATGTCCGTTCGTCTAGGATAAACTGCCGATTGCCCGGCTGCTGGATCTGCTCACCCCGCTCTCCCATGAGGATTACCGCATGATCGAGATCGGAGAGAGCCGTGGGCGAGTTGGTGAATCTCCCGCCTACCAGGATAACCTTGGGGTTAGCGTCCCCCTTTGTTCCATGATCCCCACTTGCCAGATGAAGCAGATCCTGGGTAGAGATCATGGTGTCAGATTTACTCATACGTGTCTCGTGGCTATCCGAGCTATACGGCTCCTATGCCAGGACTGACGAAGGAGCCTACGCTTCTGTGGACTCAGGCGACCAGGCGTGAGCATAGTGTTGGCTGGAGGTATCATCTGCGATATCCGGTATTCGCATGTGTGGCCGGGGATGTCTGCTGACCCGGTCACATCACACACTCGAAGGCCCTGATTCATGGCATATCGGCCCAGGGATCCGGGGACGTCTAGCCATGTGCCAGCGGACATCTCAAGGGTCCGCCTGCCACGTCCTCGCAAGGCTAGGTCATCATGCGCGAATATTATCATGCTGACCTAACCTATTAAGAAGTACTCGACGAGTAATGCCCCGGCTGCAGATCCTGTGGTGGTGTCGGTGTGGACCATTATAATGCTGTTATTGGTCCCGGTCCCGCCTGGTCCGATGAGAGTGGATGCGAGGTCCTCTCCCCCGGCTGTGGCAGAGGCGGCAACAGTGCCCACGACCTCCTGCGGGTAATGGGCACCAACGGTCATGGTGCCGCCATCAATGATTCCCGCATTGGTCCCAGTGCCGTCATCAGACACTCCGAGGTCAAAGGTGCCCGTTCCCCCAGTGGTAAATACCACATATGCCCTGGCCAGCACGGTCCCGGTCTCGGGGTTTATCCAGTTGATCGCGGCGTTTGATGTCGCGGTATTAAAGGGGATCCGCGCTACCGCCACGCCTCGATAGCTGGCCGTGCCGGAGGCGGCTGCCATCGCCTTGACAAGCTCTGGAGTTGGGTCGGCCAGGGTGTATGTCTTCATGTGAGCCTCCTAGATCTTATTAGGTGGATATCCGACCGGGTTTTCAGCTTGTGACAGTCTGCGCATAGCAGCTGTAGGTTACTTCCATTATTGATACCCCCAAGGGCTATAGAGAGGATATGGTCTACCTGGAGATGTCCCTTATTTCCACAAGATACGCACTCGGAGGATGGATCGTGGGCGAGGAGTCTATACTCGGGAAAGTTCAGGGGATCCATTCCTCTTCGTATAGCTTTTCGTCTAGCAGAGTCTGCTACTTTACGCATCCGGCCCTTGACTGATATCTCGAATAGGTGACGGGCGATCTCCCCTTTCTCCGTCGTCCTAAACCTTCTCGATGACTCCCGAGACGTGATCCTTCCCTTCTCGGTCTTATTGTACCTAGCCATCGTCTCCCGATTAGCTGAAGAGTTCCAGTTACGCCGCCTCGCGGCCTGCTTGCAGGGATCACAGAGGGATCGATGCCGTGCGATACGCACGTACTCGAAGTCGCCTCCGCAGTCCCTGCATGTGTCGATGGTGATCATCTCAGTCTAGCTGGAGGAGACATTTCTTGCGATTGCAGTGTGACTTG